ATTTTTAATCAGACCTACGACACATCGGCTATATAATAAACTATGTATAAAGCACAATTTAAACGAACTTCACCTTACGAAAGTTGGACTACTATTGGAAACTATGGCAGCGAACAAGCTGCTGTGGCATCAGCATTAACTTACAAAAATAAGGGTATGCTGTTAGTACGTGTAACCGGTCCTAAAGGTGAAATAATTTATTCAAGCTAAGGATAGACTAAATGGTAGCACGTAACGATATTACCGGTGACGCAATACAATCACGTGTGTCGTCAAAAGCATTCAACGACAATTACGATAATATTTTTAGAAAGAAGGATAAGAAAAATGAGAGCGATAGTATGGAGCAAGAATCAGTGTCCGTATTGCGACCAGGCCAAGAACCTGCTCAAGATGAAGGGCATTGAGTTTGAAGAAAGAAACGTAAGTACAGACTGGACTAGAGAACAATTACTAGAAGCAGTACCAAATGCAAGAACAGTGCCACAGATTTTCCTCGATGGAGAATTAGTTGGTGGATTTACAGAACTCAAAAAAAGGTTAACAGATGCTAATTGATAAAGGTGTTACAGAGGGCGAAGTTATTACTCTTAAACTAACCAGCGGCGAAGAAATCGTTGCTAAGTTGGTAGAAGACGGTCCGGTGTATTATAAACTAAATCGTCCAATGGTTATTGGTATGGGTCAAAAAGGACCTGGATTGATGCCTTACCTGTTTACTGTGTCTCCAGACAAAGATATTAAGATTTCCAAAGCTACGGTGACTGTAGCAGAAGCCACAGACAAAGCCTTTGCTGATCAATTCATCCAAAGCACTACCGGTATACAGTTGGCTTAAATATTTAACTATGACCACTCCACAATCCACTACAGCAGGAACACCTACAGCAGACCCTAGTGGTCCGTATACTCCGCGGCCGCATACACACGGCGCCGGCACAATGCCTCGCCAGGAGCCATTATACGATTCGGCGGATGTTATAGCTAATAATCAAGTCATCGCATTGTACAATGCTGCCACAGCCAAATCTGCATTTGCACAGAGTCGTGTAGGTCCAGTTACAGTGGTGCAGGCTGTGCAGAACGTTGAAGGCGACGACGATAACACCGCAGGTAAAAAGCAAGCGGATGAATTCCTAGCTGCTGGTAAGATTACCAAAGAAGAATACGATGCACTTACTACAACACCGACACCAACAGGAACCCCTGTAAATGCACCAGCAAGTGTTCCAGCAGGTAGTATTAACGGAGTTAATATCTATAAAGAAGGCGACTCGTTTAGTTTTGATACTAAGTTAACAGCATCTACTACACTAGGTATGATGATAAAAAATGTTACATTTCCTAGAACTATCGCACAACTAAGCGAAGGGTATCCTGGAATGAAACCTTATCAGATTGTCAACAATCTAGGTGCACTGGCAAAGAACATCTACGAGCCATTGAAGGCACAGTTCCCTAAGGCCTTTATGACCAACAGCTTCCGACACGGTGCTAGCATCGGTGGTGGACAACACGGTACTGGTCAAGCAGCAGACTTTCAATTCCACGGAGTACACAGCAGCGGCTACTACGATATCGCAGTATGGATGAGCAAGAACTTGCCATTCGATCAACTTCTGTTAGAATATCTTCCAGGTAAAACTGTTTGGTGTCATTGCAGTTATGCTATTCCAAATCTACCCTACGGCGGAATCAGTGTATTAAAAACCAAAGGCAAAGGCAGCACACTGGCAACTCTAAATGGTGCTGCAGGTGGAAAGTTTACTCCAGGACTTTACGCAAACATTATCGAACAAGCTGGAATTAACCGCATAGTCGCAGGATAAAATGAAAAGAATCTTTTGGAACGCATTAGGATTTGCATCGCTAGGTATGGCCTATGTGGGTGTTATAACTCCAGGAATACCATTTAGTATTTTTGTGGTATTTGCCGCATATTGTTTTGCCAAAGTAAATCCCAAAATGCACGCCTGGTTATACAATCATAAGTTATTTGGACCGTTTTTAACTAATTGGAATGAAAAAAGAGTATTTCCATTTAATGGAAAGATCTTTATGGTCCTAATGATGGATAGTAGTTTGGTAATTATGTGGTTTACAACACACAATATCAAAGCTATAATATACACAGCTATCACAATGTTCTTAGTGGCTGTTTGGGCTTGGCGATATCCAAGCACCGTAACGGAGTATAATCGCCGCAAAGAAGCAGGTGAAAAGATAGGTTGGTTTAAATAAAAGAATTGTTGTAACTCCTTCAAAGCGAAGGCGTTCTGGACGCCGGTTCGACTCCGGCCAGGTCCACCTAAGCATACTCCGAACCGAGTATTCTGGTAGCAAGGCGAAAGCTGAGTGTGCTTAGATGGGCCTGCATTGGTTTCGACAGGGCGAGATAGTAGAGACGGCAACACGAGAGGCGATGGACGTAATCCAAGCAAAAAACGTAAATGCAAACGCAGATACATTCGACTTCAGCGCAATGAGCTTCACTGGTAACACTGTTACTGGCAAAAGCAAAGTTGCTCTAGCTGCCTAAAAAACAGCAGGTCCGGGGTAGGACTTACCTTGTAACCAAAACAACCAAAAAGGACCTTCGGGTCCTTTTTTATTATAGATTTTTTCAATAAGCGTTATTGAAATAATTATTGAAAAAACCAATTAAAATGCTTGATCTTATTTGTAAATACTATTACAATAAACTATCAGTATAAACACTGAAGTTAGTTTTCAACACACACAAGGAGAAGATATGAAAACAGTTGGCGATAAATTAGAACCGTTTGTAATCACAGGAGTTAAACCTGGACAACCAGAAGATGCTTTCTTTGACATTACAGAAAAGTCATTCGAAGGCAAGTGGAAAGTAATTGTTTACTACCCAAAGGACTTCACATTCGTTTGTCCTACAGAAATTGTAGCCTATGACAAACTAGCAGGTGACTTTGCTGACCGTGACGCAGTATTGCTAACAGGTAGCACTGACAATGAGTTCTGTAAAGTTAGTTGGCAGAAAGCTCATCCAGATCTACAGAAAATCACTCACACGCAATTTGCTGATACCCAGCGTGGTGAGTTGAGCTTGATTGAGCAACTGGGTGTATTCTATGCTCCAGCCGGCGCCGCACTTCGTGCTACGTTCATTGTTGATCCAAACAATGAGATCCAACACGTGACAGTTAACAACTTGAACGTTGGACGTAGCCCAGAAGAAACACTTCGTGTTTTAGATGCGCTACAAACTGGTGAGCTATGTGCTTGTAATCGTACAGTAGGCGGAGAGACACTATAATGGCATTCAATGACGCTATCAAAGAAGCGTTGCCAGAATACGCAAAGGACACCAAGTTAAATCTTGATGCTGTCCTTTTGCGTAGTACATTAGATGCGGATGTGGCTATGGGCTGTGCTGTAGCTGCATTGGCCGCAACTGGTAACGGTAAAGTATTGGCGGTATTGTTAGCAGATGCTCCTGTTCACGCAGATGCTGCAATGACTGCCGCAAGCATTATGGCACAGAACAATGTGTGGTATCCATATGTCGAAATGGCTGATGATCCTAGTCTAAAAGGATTACCGGCAGGCTTGCGTATGAATGCTATTGCTAGTCACGGTGGAACTACTAAATCAAACTTTGAAGCATTTAGTTTGGCAGCTAGTATTGTAGGTAAGTGTCACTTCTGTGTGAAAGCACATTATGAAACACTCAAGACAGAAGGCTACACAGTAGAACAACTTCGTGACATTGGCCGCATTGCATCGGTAATGAATTCAGTGGCAAAGGTATTAAACAGTTAATAAATAAAGTACAGGAGGACACAACCTATGAAACAGAAAAAGCTATTAGCTAGACTGTACAGGGCTTGCGTCGACCACGATACAGAAACGGTTTCCGAACTGCGTAAAAAAGAGTTCGCTAAGATACTGAAACATAAGGCCGAAGGTAAGCCATTTAATGCAAAATGGACTTTGGTAAGGATCTAAGTTTGTAACAGAACTGCAATCTTTAAACAACGATACTACGGTAAATATTGCTATGCAAAAAACTTACCGTAGTAT